TGGTGCTGATAATGCTGACTCTTTACGTGGCTTATACCTTGATGGGATTGTGCTAGATGAGTATGCAGATATGCGCCCTCGTATTTGGGGCGAGATTATTCGGCCTTTGTTGGCAGACAGACTTGGATGGGCAGTTTTTATTGGAACACCTAAAGGTCACAACGCCTTCTGGGACATATATAACAGCGCCACCAAATCTCCTGATTGGTATGCCAAAACTTTAAGAGCAAGTCAAACAGGATTGCTGCCTCAATCAGAGCTTGACGATGCTGCCAAGTCAATGACTCAAGACCAATACTTACAAGAGTTTGAATGTGACTTTGAATCAGCGATTCTTGGAGCTTATTACGGTAAAGAGATGCGTCAGCTTACCGATGCTGGGCATATAACCACAGTAGAGTATGACCCAATGTACCCTGTGCATACAGCTTGGGATTTAGGTTATTCAGATGACACCGCTATTTGGTGGTTTCAAGTTGTTTATGGTGAGATTCGTTGCCTAGATTACCATTCAAGCAACGGACAGCCGGTGGCATTTTATACAGGAATTATTCAAAACCGAGAACGTGAAAAAGGCTACAAATACGGAACTCATTATTTGCCGCACGATGCTCGTGCAAAGACATTAGCTTCAAATAAATCAATAATTGAGCAACTTTCAGACAAAATTCCGTTAAAATCAATGAAAATTGTGCCAAGTTTGTCACTACAAGATGGAATACAAGCAACTAGGTTAGCTTTATTGAGAACTTGGTTTGACCATAAGTGCGAAGATGGCATTGAATGTTTACGTCAATATCAGCGTGAATATGATGAGGATAAGAAAATTTTTAGGGATAAACCTAGACATGATTGGACTTCTCATGGCGCTGATGCTTTTAGGATGCTAAGTATTGCATGGAAAGAAGAAGCTAGGTTGCCTCATAAAGATGATTTGATTAGAGGTTTAACAGTTGGACAAACAGAAGTAACGCTTAAAGAATTATGGAATCAACCTCAACCAATTATTAATAGGAGAATTTAAAATGCCAGCAGTTTCAGCCGATTATGGTTTTTATTACGAAACAGTCGCAGTTTCACAAACAGCACAAATATTAGGAACTACTGGTGCTGCTGGTGATTATTTACACCGCATCACAATTACAGTTTCTACCGCTCTTACAAGCACAGTTTCTTTATTAGATGGCGCAACTTCTTATGCAATTTTGCCAGCAACAACCCCAGTAGGGATTTATTCTGTTGAAATTAATGCTAAATCTATTAATGGCGCTTGGAAAATTACTACAGGCGCAGGAGCTTCTGTGTTAGCTGTGGGTGTATTTTCTTAAAATAATTAAAGAAAGTTAGGCTAAAAAATGGCTGACGATAAAGCAACGGTAAACCACACCTATGAAGATTGGTATAAAACAATTAAGGGTTACGAAAGAACCTATAAGCGTTGGGAAGGTCGTGCCGATAAAATTGTAAAACGCTATAAAGATGATAGCCGATATGACCGCAATCCTAATGCCAGATTTAACATTCTTTGGTCAAATGTTCAAACAATTACCCCTGCTATCTTTGCTAGATTGCCAAGGCCTGATGTAAGCCGTAGATTTAGAGATAATGACCCAATCGGGCGTGTTGCTTCAATGCTTTTAGAAAGAGCATTAGAGTTTGAAATTGAGCATTACACAGATTACAAATCTGCCATGTCCAATGCAGTTTTAGACCGATTATTAGGTGGTCGTGGCGTTAGCTGGGTACGTTATGAGCCGCATATTGTTGGCGAAAAAGAGCCAGGCGAGCCTGATGATGGTTATGAAATCACCGAAGATGCCGATGAAGCTGAAACTGAAAACGCAGAAATGTCTGAAGATGGAGAGCGAATTGAGTATGAATGCGCTCCTGTAGATTACGTTCATTGGAAAGACTTTGGGCATTCTGTCGGCAGAACTTGGGAAGAAGTAACGGCAGTATGGCGTAAAGTTTATATGTCACGTTCAGCGCTTGTTGAGCGTTTTGGCGAAGATTTAGGATATAAAATTCCACTAGATACAAAGCCAGCAGATGATAAAAAATCATATAAATCAGATGAAGGCGTTTATGAGGCTGTAATTTATGAAATTTGGGATAAAGAAACAGGAAAAGTATTGTGGTTATCTAAGTCCCTCGGAAAGATATTGGATGAACGTGATGACCCTTTACAGCTTGAAAACTTTTGGCCTTGTCCCAAGCCTTTGTATAGCACTCTCACAACTGACAGCCTTGAGCCAATTCCTGACTTTGTTATCTACCAAGACCAAGCAAGAGAGCTAGATACTTTATGTGACCGTATTGAAGGCTTAATAAATGCATTAAAAGTACGTGGCGTTTATGACGCTTCTTCTAATGAATTAAGCCGTTTGTTTTCTGAAGGCGAAAACAACACATTAATACCTGTGCATAATTGGATGGCTTTTGCTGAAAAGCAAGGCATGAAAGGCGCTATTGATTTAGTAGATATAACTCCTTTTGCTGTGGCATTGCAACAATGCTATCAAGCAATGGAACAAGTTAAAAATCAAATATATGAGTTAATAGGGATTGCCGACATTCAACGTGGTCAATCTGACCCAAATGAAACTCTTGGCGCACAAATTATTAAGTCAAACAATGCCTCTGGCCGTTTAAAGACTATGCAACACGCAGTAGTGGATTTTGCTACTAGCTTGCTTTCTATAAAAGCGCAAATTATTTGCAAGCATTTTACAGATGACACGATTTTAAGGATTTCTGGTTCCCAACAATTATCGCCACAAGACCAGCAATTGGTTCCACAAGCATTAGAATTGTTGCGTAATGAATCTGCATCTAATTTCCGCATAGAAGTTACTTCTGATTCAATGATTTTTCAGGATGAAGAAGCGGAAAAAAACGATAGAATTGCTTTTTTGGGCGCAGTAGGTCAATTTATGACTATGGCATTACCTGTTGCACAACAAACCCCAGAATTGACTCCTATGTTAATGGAAATGTTGAAATTTGGGGTTACAGCATTTAAAGCTGGCAAGCAACTTGAAGGCATAATTGATGAAACTGCTGACAAATTCCGTGAGCAAGCTAAAGCAATGGAAGGTCAGCCTAAACCGCCTAGCCCAGAACAGCAAAAACTGCAAATGACAATGCAATTAGAGCAATCTAAAATGCAAGCGTCACAAGCACAGGCTCAACAATCCGCTCAATTAGAGCAAATGAAAATGCAAGCACAAATGCAACTTGAAAAAGCTAAACAAGAATATCAAGCGCAGGAAAATCAGCTTAAATTTCAGCTTGAAGAACAAAGAAATCGTGCAGATGCACAAATGAAACTGCAAGCAGAACAAGCCAAGATGGAAATGGAGCTAAAAATAGCTCAAATGAAAATGATGACCGAAAGAAACACTCAGGTATTGTTAGCGCATATTAACAATGGGGCTAAGATAGAGGTTGCTCGCATTGGAACACAAAATGACGATGGCAGCGAAGCTTATATGCACGAAGAAGATATGGCTCAAGCTATGGAAAATCCAATGAAACCAGTAGCAGACGCAATTAGTCAAAATAGTAGTCAAATGGCAAATATGCTTGGGCAATTAATGGACAAATTAAATCAACCAAAACAAGTATTGCGTGATGAGAACGGTAAAATTGTAGGGGTTAAATAATGGCTATTACAGTCAAACATAAGTTTGTCAGCACAATACCTGATGGCACAGACACAACTATAGTTAGACCTTCAAATTGGAATGATGACCATCAATTATCAGGCACAGTCCCAATTGCCAATGGAGGAACTGGAGCATCGGATGCAGCTACAGCACTTAGTAATTTAGGCGCTTATCCTGCAAGCAATCCGTCTGGGTATGGAACAGGAAGCGTTACAAGCGTAGCGGCAACCGTTCCTAGTTTTTTAAGTGTTTCAGGCAGCCCAATTACAACTAATGGAACTTTGGCAATTAGCTATTCTGGAACAGCGTTGCCAGTATCTAATGGTGGAACAGGAATTACAACACTTACTGCTGGCTATATTCCTTATGGAAATGGTACTGGTAGTTTTTCTTCTAATTCTGGACTTAATTACACCGCAGCCACAACCACTTTAAATACTCCTGTATTAAGTGTAAATTCAACTACAAGCACAACTCCTAACCTTACATTTAATGCAAGTAATTCAGGCATTACTTCTGGCGCAAGCATAGCCAATAATTATTTGCAAACAATCATTCAAAATAAATCAGGAACAACTGGCGCTTCTACAAACTATGTTTTAAGCAATGATTTAGGCACAGACTCAAGTTATTATGGTGAGTTTGGTATGAATTCGTCTGTATATTCTAGTGGCACACCTACCGATTTCTTTAGCTTAAACAATGGGATTTATTTTTCTGGGCATGACGGTGATTTAACTATTGGGTCTGGAAATGGTTATAAAACTTATTTTGCTTGGGGAACAAGCGGCCAATCAGCCCATGTAATTAATACTAGTGGCGCTATTGGCTTAAATACCAACATTACAGGAACAACTAACTTTGGCACAAGCGGCCAAGTATTAACAAGCCAAGGTAATGCTGCAAGCCCTATTTGGGCAACACCAACAACAGGAACTGTAACAAGTGTTGCAGCTTTGACTTTAGGCACAACTGGCACAGATTTATCTTCTAGTGTTGCAAATGGCACTACAACCCCTGTAATAACGCTTAATGTGCCAACTGCTTCTGCTACAAATAGAGGCGCATTAAGTGCTGCTGATTGGACTACATTTAACAATAAGCAACCTGCTGGCGCATATTTAACTGGTGTAATTGCTGATTCGCCTTTAACAGGCTCAGGTACAAGTGCAAGTCATTTGTCTATTCCAGCAGCCACAGGAAGCGTAAATGGTTATCTTACAAGCTCTGATTGGACTACATTTAATAACAAAGCATCAGCTATAACTTACACAACAAATTACATTCCTTACGGCCAAGGCACTACAACTCCTGCTCAATCATCACAATTTCAATATAACGGCACTTATTTGTTGGTTGGAGCCGCTTCCGCTTTAGGTGGCTTAACCAATCCAGTTGCCGCATTTACTGGAAATCCTGGAACAACAAACTATGTACAAAGTTACGTATATAACGCACAAAATGGCATTAGCTCTTCTGCTGATATAGTGGCCTATGCAAGTAATAGCACAGATTCTCACGGATGGGCAGATTTAGGCTTTACAAGCCCAACTTATGCTGATTCTGTTTATACTTGTACAGGCCCTAATGAAGCTTATTTATTTGGCTCTGCTTTAAATAGCAGTTACACGGGCAATTTAGTTTACGCAACAGATTCTACTGGCTCTGCTAACGCTCATCAATGGTATGTAGGTGGATTTACACAGGCAAAATCTGCGTACAAAATGCAATTAAATTCTACTGCGCTTACTATGAATGGCGCAGGAATTGTAGCAACGGCAGGAACAGCATCTATAGCTCCAGTAACTTTAACATCTGGCACAAACTTAACAACAGCAACTGCTGGCGCAATAGAATATGACGGTAATAACTTTTATTTCACAGTAGACACTTCTCAAGGCAGAAATGTAAACCTTGAAGTACAGCAGTTTTATTTAAGCGCTGCTGGGTCTGCACTAAGCGGTGCAACACAAAACGTATTTGGCTCTAACTCTGCTGCTTCTTTAGCTGCAACATCAACTTATGATATTGAATGTTTTTGTTATTTCTTAAAAACAACTACTGGTACTGTTCAATGGATTCCTACATTTAGCTCCTCAATAACAATGGGGCATTCTTATCTTGAATATACCCCCGTTACTGGTTTTACTAGTACCGTAATTACAGGAGCAATGGTTCCAGCAGAAGCATCGCAAGTAGCAACTACAACATTAACTCATCTTGCAACAGCTTCATTAACTACTGCTGTTTACCATGTTCATAAATTGCGTATTCGTGTTGTAACTAATGCACCTTGTAACTTCCGTTTAAATAACACAATTGGTACTGGTTCAATTACTATGCAAGCAGGAAGCTATTACACGGTTCGTAAAGTTGTATCTAACGCTGGTAACTTTGTAGCATAATGACTACCGCTTTTCAAATTAATGCGTTTCAAAATAACGCATTTCAAATTGACATAAATCCAACGCCACCCAATGTTGGCGGTGATGACGCATGGACACCAGAGGAAAGAAAGCGTTATAAGGCATTACAAAAGAAATTACGTATAGCCGAAGAACAAAGGATTAAAGCATTAAAAACAGACGCAGAAAAGCGTAAGCAAACAATTGCTGATTTGATTGACCCTCCAAAAATCAGCAAGCAGAAAAAAAATAAAGTAGAATTAAAACAAGAGCTTAGTGTTGATATACCGTCACAACTAGCAAATATTGACAGGTACATCTCTAATCTTGAGCAACAGCAAAAAGACCTGCAAGCCGCAGTAGCAATAAGAGCCGCAAAACTCCGTTTAGAACAAGAGTTGGCAGCATTAGAAGCAAAACGGCAAGCTGAATTAGACGATGAGGAAGCCCTATTACTACTACTATAAACCCACAAGAAGAATTTTCGTTAGCTTATAAGCATTTACACGCTGGGCGTTACGAACAAGGTTTTAAGCTATTTGAATACCGTTGGCATCCTGAAATGCTTGCAAAAGAAAAATGCCCAACAATTCCAATGCTAAAAATTCCTGTATGGCAAGGACAATCTTTATTAGGGAAAACCATTACTGTGCAAGTTGAGCAAGGTTTTGGTGATGTCCTTATGTTTGCAAGGTTTTTGCCAGCTCTTAAAGTATTGGGAGCTAAAAAAGTTGTAGTGCTTCAGGAAGGAACATTGCACTACCTTTTAGGGCAATTAGAATGCGTTGATGTATTTACCAATGAAATAGACAAAGGCGTTGCCACAGAGTCTGATTATTGGATTGGTCTTATGTCTTTGCCATATTATTTGTCGCTAATGCATCCTATTGCTAAAAATCTATTCCCTGTTACCAAAGAAAAAATAGTCGCTTCTGAAGGCTATTTACACGCTGTGCCAAGCAATATTCCACCAAAAATAGGCGTTAATTGGGAAGCTTCTAAACAGACTCTTTACTATGTTAAATCTATAGATATGCACCAAATGGAAAGCCTTGTTGGTAGCAATGTTTATAGTTTAAACCCTAATTCTGATGGGCTTTTTAATTCTTTGCCTGACGATGGATGGAAAAAAGACTGGGCTAAGACTGCAAGCCACATGAAAGCTTGTAAAGGTATTGTGACCGTAGATACAGGAACAGCCCATCTTGCAGGTGCATTAGGTATAAAAACCATTGTTTTGCTACCAAAAGAAGAATTTGTTTGTTGGCGCTGGAAGAATGGCAGATGGTATGACTCTGTGGTTGCTTTGCGGCCAGAAGAGTATAGCCAAGTGCCTGAATTAATAAGGAGGATGTAATGGCATTAGTAAAAATTAGCGTAACTTGTCCACATTGCAAAGTTGCACACGAAGAATATGACCCTTCCCAATATGATGAACGGGAAAAATACCTTGCGTATTGGAATATTCCGTTTGATAGCCCACAGGCTGAGGAAGCATGGAAGCAAAAGCAAGAAATGACACGCCAAGAAGCACCAATGGTAATGTCAGACATTCCTGGTCATGTTTCTATGGCTGATGGCACATGGATAGATAGCCGCTCTAAACATCGTGAAAATTTAAAACGAAATGGATGTATTGAATTGGGGAATGACGTGCCAATGCAACACAAAAAAATTGAATTAAGTCACAAATCAAATGAAGCAAGAAAACGCCAAATTGCTGAAATGGCATATTCAAAACTTAGATAATTTTACAAATTAGGAGAAATAATGTCAGAAGAGCAATTAGACCGCAGAAGCATGATTGAAGCAGCTATAGAAGCTGCAGAAAACGAAGAAAATGAGCAAAAACCAATAGAAACAGAGGAGGTTGATGAAGAAATTATTTCCGAACAGCCCGATAAAACTGAAATTGTTGCAGAAAATCACAACGAATCTGCCGAAAATGCTCAGGTTGCTGTATCTGAGGGCAACAATGAAGAACCGCAGGAAAAGCCAATAACACGCCCCTCTACATGGAAAAAAGAATACGTCCAGATTTGGGACAAAATGGAAAAAGGCGAACAAATCAGTAAAGAAGATTTTTCTAAATTTGCTGAATATGCTAATCAACGTGAATCCGAATATAAAAAAGGCGTAAGCACTTATAAAGCTGAAGCTGACAGAGCTAGAGCTTATGAAAATGCCATTGCGCCTTTTGCAGATAATTTGTCAAAACGTGGCATTCAACCTGCTCAATATATTGAAAATTTAGTACGTGCAGAACAAATTTTGACTAATGCGCCATACGAACAAAAAGTCCAAGTATTTCATAAACTTGCGGCAGATTATGGTATACAATTAAATAATGGTCAAGCAACACAATTAGACCCATACACGCAACAATTGATGAGCCAATTAAACATGGTTAATCAAGAAGTTTCATCCATTAAGGGCAGGTTTGCTCAAGAAGAAAACCAGCGTTTAATGAATGAAATTGAGAAGTACCGAAGTGATACGGAGAAATACCCTCACTTTGATGTGGTAAGGGAAGAAATGGCTCAATTACTTGAGTTAGGAAAAGCCCAAGACCTCGAAACAGCCTACAAGAAAGCTGTGCGAATGAATGACGAAGTTTGGTCATTAGAGCAAGAAAGACTCTTGCATGATGCTAAACAAGCGGCAATCAAAGCGCAGCAAGTAGCGAAGGCAAAGGCGGCAGCAGTAAGTCCACGCTCCACTACTCCTAGTGGAAAAGTAACTGAACCTGGCGATAAAAAGGATAGACGCTCATTAATAGCTGACCAATTAGGGGAAGCAATGAGTCGTAGGGTTTAACTAAACATTTTTTATTAAGGATATATCATGGCATTTGCTAACTCAGCGATTACCGATATTATCGCTACCACTATTCAAAGTCGTAGCGGTGAATTGGCCGACAACTTAACACAAAACAATGCAATTCTTCAGCGCTTGAATCAAAAGGGCAATGTACGCCCATTCTCAGGCGGTAACGTGATTTTGGAAGAAATCATGTATAACGACCCAAATACTAACAACGCTAACTCTTATAGCGGTTACGAAGTATTGAATATTGCTCCAGACAGCCCAATTTCTGCTGCTCAATTTAAAATTGCTCAGTACGCTGATGCAGTTACTATGTCTGGCCTTGAAATGTTGCAAAACAGCTCAAAAGAAGCAATTATCGACTTGTTAGATGGACGTATGCAAGTTTCTGAAGCACGTTTGTTAAACCGTATTTCTGGTGACTTGTTCTTAGACGGTACAGGTAATGGCGGTAAAAACCTTGACGGATTGGCGGCTGCTGTTTCAACTACTCCTACCTCTGGTACTTACGGTGGTATTAATCGCGCTAACTGGTCTTTCTGGCAAAACCAAGTAACTACTGGCGCTACCTCTTCTTCAACTATTTTAGCCGCTATGACTACTGCTGCAATTAAGCAGATTCGTGGTACTGATAAAGCTGACTTAATTGTTGCTGGTAACACTTTGTATTCATACTATGTAGGCGCATTGCAAGCTATTCAGCGTATTGCTGCTGAAGAATCTGGCGCTGCTGGTTTTGCTTCTTTAAAATTCTACGGTGGCGGTACATCTGCTGATGTGGTACTTGGTGGCGGTTATGGAGCGCAAGAATCTGCAACCACTATGTATTTGTTAAACACAAATTACATTTTCTTACGTCCACACAAAGAGCGTAATTTTGTACCTATTGGTGGCGAACGTCAGTCAATCAACCAAGATGCAATCGTGAAATTATACGGTTGGGCAGGTAACTTGACTACTTCCAACAGCTTCTTGCAAGGTGTATTGACTGGTAGTTAATAAATAGGGGGAAACCCCTAATTATTACAGTCAAATTAACTAATTTAAGGAAATAATCATGGCATATACCGTACTACCTATAGCTGGCGTTCTTTTGAACACCACAACTCCAATTGACTTTACTGACGATAATGGCACAACATTGCCAGCTTTTGGCCCTTTGGGAGCTGAAACATTTGGCTCTGATGGCTTCCGTTATGTATTTGCTCAAGCAGGTGCAGCAATTGCAGCTTCTACAGCTACAGTTGTTATTAACGCTTCAACATTCCAAGCAACTTTGGGAGCTGGCTCATATTACACAGCCGTTTCTATGGCTTCAGGTGATTATGGCTGGTTTAGCAAGGCTTCAGTTTAATTAATTGAAGATTAGTAGTAAGCTAGGGATTCCCTCAAAAGGGGAGTCCCTTTTTCTTTTAAACCGTAGTACCTTAACCACTTAAGGAGATTTATATGGGCATTGAGTCCGATATTGTTGGTGCAGATGCACGATTAGCAGTCACATTCTATAAACGGTCTATGAAACAGGAAGCCGAATCTATCGAAGCTGGTAGACCGATTTTTAAAGAATTTGATTTTGTCCGTATTTGCGTACCAGGTGACAATTTGACAGAAATTGATACTTATGCAAATGATTCTCATAAACAGCGTTTTCCTATACAATGGGCACATTATCAAAATCAAATAGCAGGGCATGAACAAATTATAGGAACTCCAATTGAGGAATGGACTTTAATTAGTCGCAGTCAAGCTGATGAATTAAAAGGAATTAAATTCCGCACAGTAGAAGATGTTGCTAATTGTTCAGACCAGCAATTACAACGTATTGGAATGATTGCAGGTATGTCACCCCATTCTTTTAGGGAAAAAGCCAAACAATTTCTTAATTTAGCCTCAGAATCTGCAGAAGTTTCCAAAAGAGAAGCGGAAATGCAAGCATTAAAAGAAGAAAATGCTAAAATTAAGGCCGAAACAGATGCGAAGCTGGCTGCTATGCAAGAACAAATGTCAGCGCTACTTGCGGCTGTTGGTGATAAACCAAAAAGAACACGCAAACCGAAAGTAGTAGAGGCTTAATATGTCCCAAACGATGCTGCAAATGGTGCAACAAGTAGCTGCCGAGCTTAATTTGGCTGTGCCTAATTATGTAATCGGAAATCAATCACAAGATGTACAGCAAATTCTAGCTTTAATGAATGGCGCTGGATATGATTTGGTTAAAGAATTTGATTGGCAAGCTCTCCAAGTGCAGTATCGTTTCTACACAAAAGCTATTAATTGCAATGCAACAACCATTGATGGCTCTACACTTTTAACTGTAGATGCAGGTGTTGATATAACTAGTGTAGATTCTCAATGGGGAATTACTGGTTATAACATTAATCAAGACACAATGGTTGTTACAGTAAATTCACAACAAATTGTTATGAGTCAAATGGCTTCTGGTAGTGGTAATGGCGCTATCGTGTTAGCCCAAACTGCCTATGATTTGCCTTCTGATTTTGAAGCTATTACAGACCGAACTCAATGGGATAAAACAAAACATTGGGAAGCGCTAGGGCCTGAAGATGCTCAACAATGGCAATGGTTAAAATCTGGTTATATTTCAACTGGCCCTCGTATTCGTTGGCGTATATTGGACAATCAATTTCAAATTTGGCCACCCATGAATACAGAAGAGTATTTAGGATGGGAATATAAATCAAATGGTTATGTGCGAGGTGTAGACGGTTCTGTAAAAACTAGTTTTACGGCTGACTCTGATACAACAGTATTAAATGACCGTTTAATGGTATTGTTTACCAAAATGAAATATTGGGGCATTAAAGGGTTTGACACTACTGTTGTTGCACAAGATTATCAACGTGTTTTGTCTATTGCCAAAGCAAATGACAAAGGCGCAGCAAATCTTTCATTTGCTCCTTATCCAAGCAAAGTGCTTATTGGTTGGGCAAATATTCCTGATACTGGGTACGGCTCATAATGTTATTTGCACCTGCAAAACAAAATACCGCTAAAACAACTTCCATACCAGCTCCTATAGGTGGATGGAACGCTAGGGACTCTTTGGCTAATATGCAGCCAACCGACGCTGTACAGTTAATTAATTGGTTTCCTACTCCAACCGATGTAACTATGCGAAAAGGTTATGCAGTAGCTTCAATTTTGACAACTTCTACTGGTGTTAAAACTATTTCAAGTATTACGCATGATGACACAACAGCTACATTAACAACTTCTACAGCGCATGAATTAACAACAGGGGCTTATGTTTCTATTAGTGGTACAACACCTGCTGCTTATAGTGGCGTATTTAAAATTACTGTTATTAGTTCTACAAAATTTACATATACAACATTAACTATTCCATCTGGCAATGCTTCTGTTGTTGGTACATATTTAAACCAAGCTAAAACTCCTATTAATTCTTTAATGAATTACACAAGAAATATTAGCTATAGTTTGTTTGGCGCTGCTGGCACAGACATTTGGGACACAAAACCAAGCCCATCAACAAAAGTATTTAGCGGAATTACTAGCGACAAGTTTCAGTCAGTAAATATAACTAATTCTGGGGGTCATTTTTTAGTAGCTTGTAATGGCTCAGACCCAACAATGATTTATGATGGTACACGCTGGTTTTATGTAGCCACTACCACTACAGCGCAAACAATTAGCACAATTACCCATGTTGGAGCAGTAGCAACATTAACAACGGCTTCTGCTCATGGGCTTATTACAGGTAATAGAGTAACAATTACAGGCGCAACTTCAAGTGAATATAACGGTGTATATGTAATTACAGTCACAGGCACAAACACATTTACTTACACAATGGCCTCTACACCTGCTGCAAATGCAACAGTAGTAGGCTCTTACACAGTTTTAGGAATTGTTGGCGCTACAGTTGGTACAACTACTTACACTATTGACTCTAAAAATTTCATTAATGTAAATTTATTTAAAAACCGCTTATATTTCACCGAAAAAGATAGTTTAACTTGCTGGTATTTGGATGTAGATGCTATTGGTGGTACTGCAACGCCTTTATTTTTTGGCGGTATTGCACGAAATGGCGGTTATTTACAAGCAATGGGAACTTGGACGCTTGATGCTGGTCAAGGCGCTGATGATTATGCTGTTTTTGTTACCTCAATGGGCGAAGTTATTGTATATAACGGAACAGACCCAAATACTGCTGACACATGGGCCTTAAAAGGCGTTTGGCAATTAGGTCAGACATTTAATCGGAGATGCTTTTTTAAATGGTCTGGTGACCTTTTATTGATGACGCAAGATGGTTTAGTGCCTTTGGCCTCTGCTTTACAGTCGAGTCGATTAGACCCCCGTGTAAACCTTACAGATAAAATTTACTATCCAATTAGCGTTTCAGCAACAAATTACTATGCAGAATTTGGATGGCAAATCAACTATTTTGCTTCTGAAAATATGCTTATTTTAAATGTTCCTGTTACAGGTGGAATTGAGCAATACGTAATGCATACCATTACTAAATCATGGGCTAGGTTTACAGGAATTCAGTCTTATTGTTGGGAAGTATCCGGTGATAATGATATGCACTTTGGAAGTAATGGTGTAGTTTGTACTTTTTACAGCTCTTTATCAGATGATGGCTCAAACATTACCGCAACCGCACAACAAGCATATAGTTATTTTGATAGTCCAGGTCAATTAAAACGATTTACTATGGTTAGGCCTATTCTTCAATCTACTGGAGGCGTTCCAAGCGTTTTATGTGGTATTAGTGTGGATTTTGACACCCAATCTCAATTAGGCGCTGTGTCATTTAACCCTGCCGCTCAGTCTGAAGGCATTTGGGACACCTCAAAATGGGACGATAAAGTATGGTCTGGCGGTTTAATTACTACCAAAATTTGGCAAGGTGTTACAGGAATTGGCTATACAGGCTCAGTTAATCTTAATGCTGCAAGCCGAGGAATTGAGTTACATTGGGCTTCTACTGATTATGTAATGGAGGCTGGAGGCGTTGTTTGATATTACTTAATGAGCAAAGTCTTAAAGACTGGGCTATTAAACATCAAATGCCAACTCCGCTTGACGCACATTATTTAGGTCAAGTTATTAATAACGAAATTCGTGCAGTTGTAGTTTATTGTGGTTTTTTTGGTAAATCTTGCATGATTCATGTGGAAGCAGAAGGGCATCATTGGGCATCCAAAAACTTTCTTAAAAAGGTCTTTGATTATCCATTTAACACATTGAAATTAAAGGTTATAATTGGCACAGTCGCAGGGAATAATAAAAAAGCCCTAAAACTAGACCGACACCTTGGTTTCAAAGATGTTGCCATTATTCCTGACGCACATGACGAAGGGGATTTGGTCATTTTAGAAATGCGCCCAGAATATTGTAAATGGGCATAGGAGAA